TGTGGGTAACGATGGATATGAAAATGTTTATATTGAGGTTCCTCAAGTAAATCTTGATACTGTTATTGGTAAGAACTCTGAAGTTCATAAAGATATTGATGATTCTTTTGCTCATCAACAAAAAATCCATAATGAACATGCGGAAAGACAAAGTTATACTCCTACAAATCTCTATAAAGAATCTGATCTTGACTTTAAAAAGTTTAAATCTTCTGCTCAAAAAGAAGTCAACTACTTGGTAAAAGAATTTGAATGTCGTAAGGCTGCAGATCAGTATGCTCGTGCATCAACTGCTCGCACTGGTGTTCTCGATACATCTCGTCTTCATACTTACAAGTACAATGAAGACTTGTTCAAGAAAGTATCTGTGATTCCTGATGGCAAGAATCATGGTCTTGTATTTGTTTTGGACTGGAGTGGTTCTATGTGTGATGTGATGCTTGATACATGTAAGCAACTCTTCAATCTTGTTTGGTTCTGTAAGAAAGTATCCATTCCTTTTGAGGTTTATGCTTTTACTAGTGAGTGGCGTCGTGGTGAGTATGATTATGAAAATGATCGTTATCTTGCTGCAGACCGCACTCCACATTACCAAAAGAAAGATGGTCTTCTGGTTGTAGATGAAACTTTCTCCATGATGAATATTCTCACTAGTAAAGTTTCTGGTAGTGTTCTTGAGCATCAAATGTTGAATATTTGGCGTCTTGCTTATTGTTTTGGTAGGACTTATAGTTCTCCCTATACTTATCCAAATCGTCTTTCTCTCTCAGGAACTCCTTTGAATGAATCTCTGATTACTCTTCATCAGATTCTTCCTAAGTTCCAAAAGGAAAACAAACTTCAAAAAGTTCAATGTATTGTTCTTACTGATGGTGAAGCAAATCAACTTGTCCACCACAAAGAAGTTAAACGCCAGTGGGAAAAGAAACCATTTCTTGGAACTGGGTATATTAATCCACATACGACATTCCTTCGTGATCGTAAACTTGGAACTACCTATAAGATTGGATATGGTTATCATGAATTTACTGATGTTCTTCTTAGGAACCTGAAAGATAAGTTTACTTCCATGAACTTTATTGGTATTCGTGTTCTTGAAAGTCGCAACTTCAGTCGCTTTGTTCAAATGTATCATTCTCAACTTGAAAAAGAATATGAGAAAATTCAAAATGATTGGAAGAAACTGAAGAGTTTCACAATTACAAAGTCTGGATATGATGCGTACTTTGGAATGTCTGCAACTGCACTTTCTCAAGAAACTGAGTTTGAAGTTTCCGAAGATGCAACTAAATCCCAAATTAAATCTGCGTTCGTTAAGTCCCTTAAGACTAAAAAACTAAATAAAAAAGTTCTTGGTGAGTTCATTTCTTTAGTTGCATGAAACAAAAATTTCCATTCGAACATGTGGTAGAATACAATACAAAAGAAGTATGGATTAAATGTAATAGCAGTACAACTGCTATGGGCATTGACTCTTTAGTAAATAAGTACTATCCAGGATATACAGGTCATATTGCAAGTGAAGAGTACCTAAGAGAACTCAAGAACCAGTTGGCAAACTGACCACCGAGGTCCCAGGAGGACCTCTTTTTGCTCTATAATGACTAGGTTGAAACAAAGCAAACTAATGGCACTCTCCTCCGACTACATCCGCACTTCTCTACAGAACCTGTATGGAAACACCATCACTGGTGCTGATATCCGTGCCTGGTGTAATCTGAACGATGCTAACTATCAAACTGTTACTAAAAAACTTGATCAATTTAAAGTTGGTCGTGGTAAATGGAATCTTGAAGTGACGCAACAAAAAGTACAAGAAATCGAACGCACTTTCCAAGCACCTGCAGTGGTTCCCCCTATCGAACAAAACCTCATTCCCGATAAAGATGATACCTTCGTCAAGTTTGGTAACTTTGGTGATATTAAAAAAGTTATTCAGTCCAATATCTTTTATCCTGTGTTCGTCACTGGTCTGTCTGGTAATGGTAAAACTTTCAGCGTTGAGCAAGCATGTGCTCAACTGAAGCGTGAATTGATTCGTGTCAACATTACCATCGAGACTGATGAAGATGACCTGATTGGTGGTTTCCGTCTTGTCAATGGTGAGACTGTATGGCACAATGGTCCTGTAGTGGAAGCACTTGAGCGTGGTGCAGTGCTGCTGCTGGATGAGATTGACCTTGCTTCTAATAAGATCCTGTGCCTGCAATCCATTCTGGAAGGTAAAGGTGTGTTCCTCAAAAAGATCGGTCGCTTCGTGAAACCTGCCTCTGGTTTCAATGTGATCGCCACCGCCAACACCAAGGGTAAGGGTTCTGATGATGGTCGCTTCATCGGCACCAATGTTCTCAACGAAGCATTCCTTGAGCGTTTCCCTGTGACCTTTGAGCAGTCCTATCCCGCCCCTGCAACTGAGCAGAAGATTCTGGAAGGTATTGCTTTGGATCTGGGTATTGAAGATCGTAATTTCTGTAAGCGCCTGGTCGATTGGGCAGACATCATCCGTAAGACTTTCTACGATGGTGGTATTGAGGAGATCATCAGCACCCGCCGTCTGGTTCACATCATCCGTGCTTACAGCATTTTCCAAGATAAAGCAAAGGCAATCCAAGTGTGCGTTAACCGCTTTGATGATGAAACCAAGCAAGCATTCCTTGAACTTTATGACAAGGTTGATGCTGACTTTCAACTTCCTGTTGACGAACAGCAGTCAAACTGATAGGATATAAGGAGGTCAATGTGCCTCCTCTTTTTGTCCTTTACTATGAAATACAATGTCCGAAAACTTTGAGAGCACTTACGAAAGTTCAATCCCTAATCAAGATTTCTGGGAAGAAGATGGTATTAGTCTAACTGGAAATCCGTGTCCTTCTCCCGATATGTTTGTCCTTAGTTCCCGACTTTCTGGTGGACTTGGTGATGATCATCTATCTCTGAATCTACCTTCTACTTTTAATTTGAAAATGCCTGAAGATACAAACAAAAATGGTTTCTGGAAATATGAAGAAGATAAAACTCTGAAAGCAGTAGAAGAGTATATTGCAAGTACTTATCATTCTCACTACACTTCAGAACAATCTAAAACTCAAACTCTCGATTTGATTGAGAGTATTGGAGATGGTGAACCATTCACTCGTTCCAACGCTATCAAGTATCTCTCGCGGTTTGGTAAGAAGAATGGTAAGTCCAAAATGGACATTTTGAAGGCAATTCATTATTGCGTTCTTCTTTATCATTTCGCTGGACTTCATAAAAACACCACTAACACTTACAACTATTGATTATGAAACTCTCTGACAAAACTTTGACTCTGCTCAAGAACTTTTCTTCTATTAATCAGTCCATTCTGTTTAAAGAAGGAAGCAATCTTCGCACAATTTCTGTGATGAAAAATATTCTCGCAGAGGCAACAATTGAAGAAGAACTGCCTAAGGATTTTGGTATCTATGATCTAAACCAATTTCTGAATGGACTCAACCTCCATCAAAATGCTGAACTTGATTTTCAGAATGACGGTTATGTAGTCATTAAAGAAGGTCGTTCTCGTTCCAAATATTTTTTTGCAGATCCTAATGTAATTGTTACTCCTCCAGACAAATCTATCTCTCTACCCTCAGAAGATGTTTGTTTCATTCTTGATACCAAAGAACTTGATAAACTGCTTAAAGCTGCTGCTGTGTATCAACTTCCTGACCTGTCTGTGGTTGGTGAAGCAGGTGTTGTAAAATTGGTTGTTCGCGATAAAAAGAACGATACTTCCAATGATTTCTCTGTGGTGGTCGGTGAAACAGATGAGGTATTCACTTTTAATTTCAAAGTAGAAAACATCAAGATTATCCCTGGTTCTTATGAGGTGGTGATTTCTTCTAAACTTTTGTCACGGTTCAAGAATACTGGGTTTGATGTGACTTATTATATTGCTATGGAACCCGATTCTACCTTTGGTTGATGAATATCTTCGTTACTTCTCCTTGGCCCGCTGAGAGTGCTATTTGCCTCCCCGACAAACACATTGTCAAGATGCCCCTAGAGTGCTGTCAGATGCTCTCTATCGTTGCGTCAGAAAAATGGGGATACGGTTACGGCACTCTCCCTAAAGCAGATGGAACCCCCTACAAGACCGAGAAAGGAGCATTCCGCAATCATCCCTGCACCAAGTGGGCACTGGAGAGTATCCATAATGCCTACTGGTTAATCAAGTGGGGATTGAACTTGTCTGATGAATACTGCCTGCGGTATAATAAAACTCACTCCTGCTACAAAACCCTTGTGGATGCATACTACTTGTTTCCTAAGGGTAAGATTACAGAAGTGACTCCATTTGCTCGTGCTATGCCTGAGGAATGGAAGTTTGACGACACTATTGATACATTTGAAGCATACAAAAGATACATTGCATCCAAACCTTGGGTTGCTGATAACTATCTCCGTATGCCAGAAAGAAAACCTAATTGGATTTGATTATGGCAAGTGAATTTCTTTTTGTGGAAAAATATCGTCCTCAAGTGATTGATGACTGTATTTTGCCCGATGACACTAAAAAAACATTTAAGGAGTTTGTAGCGAAAGGTGAGATTCCAAATCTCCTTCTTGCAGGACCTCCTGGTATTGGTAAAACTACAATCGCAAAAGCATTATGTAATGAATTGGGGGCAGATTATTATGTCATCAATGGATCCGACGAAGGGCGTTTCCTGGATACTGTACGGAACCAAGCAAAGAACTTTGCTTCGACCGTCTCACTTACGGGATCTGCTAAACACAAAGTCATTATCATCGATGAAGCTGATAACACAGGGAACGATGTACAACTCCTACTACGGGCGAATATTGAGGCATTTTATAATAACTGTCGATTCATCTTCACCTGTAACTACAAGAACAAGATTATTGAACCTCTTCACTCCCGATGTGCCGTCATCGACTTCACCATCAAAGGGAAGCAAAGAGTTCAACTTGCAGGTAGTTTCTTCCAACGACTTCAATCAATCTTGGATGCGGAAAAGATTGAATATGATCAAAAAGTCGTTGCGGAACTTGTATCAAAACACTTCCCAGACTTTCGTAGGGTCCTCAACGAATGCCAGAGATATTCTACAGGAGGAAAAATCGACTCGGGCATTCTTGCATCTTTCTCAGACATCTCTGTAAATGAACTTATTAAAAATCTCAAGGATAAAAACTTTCCTGAAGTCCGAAAGTGGGTGGTCTCCAACTTGGACAACGATGCTTCTAGTCTTCTTCGCAGGATTTATGACGCCTCTTACGATTGCCTTGTTCCCGCATCTATCCCTGCTGCCGTTCTTGTTATTGCTAAGTATCAATACCAATGTGCGTTCGTGGCTGACCAAGAAGTAAATCTTCTTGCTGCATTAACTGAAATTATGTGTGAGTGTGAATTCAAATGAAAACAGTCACTAAAGATACAATTTTTGAATATGGAACTTTTCAAGACAGAATTGATTCTTTTGATGACAATAATGAAAGCGAAATATTTGTAAAATTTCTTCGCAATAAATATCCCGACCAATGTAAAATTGTCACAAAACCTTTTGGTAAGTATGGTGTAGATATTGGTGTTTATTTTGATAACCAACTTAAATGTGCTTTTGATCTTGAAAGGTGCAAAACTTGGAAAGATGATTGGCCATCTAATTGGAGATGCTTAAGTTTTTTGGATAGAAAATCTAAGTATCTTGAATATCCTGAATTTGGAATGGTGTGGTTTAATAATAATCTAACCAAGTTTGCTATTGCTTGGAAAAATGATATTTTAAAGTTTCCAGTTACTGATAGAAACTTACCAAATGGTCAAATTGATAAAGTTAGAAAAGTTGACTTTAAATATGGTAAACTATATGGATCTTCTTTCAGTCCTATTGAAATTGAAAAATTTAAAAATCGTATAAAGTTTGATTTAAAATGAAATCTCTTAAGACGCCATTGCGCTACCCAGGAGGTAAGTCTCGTGCCTGTGAAAAGATTGGATCATATTTTCCAGACCTTCGTGACTATAGTGAATTTCGTGAACCATTTCTTGGTGGTGGAAGTGTTGCGATTTATATCACGAAGAAGTATCCCAACCTAGATATTTGGGTGAATGATCTTTATGAACCTCTGGTAAACTTCTGGCAACAACTCCAGATGTTTGGATATGATTTAAAAAGTGAACTTGTTGATTTAAAAAACGCAAATAATACCCCAGACAAAGCAAGAGAACTTTTCCTTCAATCAAAGGAACGGATCAATGACAAAACCGTGTCAAATTTTGATCGTGCTGTGGCTTTCTATGTTGTCAATAAGTGTTCTTTCAGTGGTCTCACAGAGAGTTCATCATTTTCGCAGCAAGCATCTAATTCCAATTTCTCTATGCGAGGTATCGAAAAACTGCTTGCGTATTCTTCGTTAATTTCTAAATGGCGTATAACTAATTACTCATACGATTATCTTCTGGATGGAGACACTACTGCTTTTGTGTATCTCGATCCTCCTTATGACATTAAGGATAATCTCTATGGGAGAAAGGGATCAATGCACAAAGGATTTGATCACGATAAGTTTGCTGCTGATTGTGATTTTCATTATCCTATGCATCAACTGATTAGTTACAACTCAGACCAACTTGTAAAAAACCGATTCAAGAATTGGAACGCTGCCGAGTTTGATCTTACTTATACTATGCGTTCAGTTGGTGAATATATGCGTGAACAAAAACAACGTAAAGAACTTCTGCTTTTTAATTATGGAATTGAAGGACTGGTTAAACTCAATTAATTTTACAAAAGAAAATTTGATGGATGATCCATCAATAGTAAAAGAGTATTCTCCTTACATTATTAATAGATGTTTATCTGGTCATATAGATTGTGTTCTATTTGTAAATGAAATGAATATGAACCATCACCTAGATAAAGATCTGCAATATTCTTTTTATCTAAATAGTTTGAGGAAAAAGAAGAGATTTTCTCCTTGGCTCCGAAAGGATAAGGTCACGGACTTAGAATGTATAAAACAATACTATGGTTATAGTAATGAAAAAGCATTTCAAGCTCTAAAAATCCTGACAAAAGAACAAATTAATTTTATTAAAAAAAGACTTGACATTGGAGGATCAAAATGACTACTACGGTAGAACCTACGGTTGATTGGTCGCAAGACCAAATGGTGGAGGTAATTCTTAATGAACCAGACGATTTCCTCAAGGTTCGTGAGACTTTGACCAGAATTGGAGTTGCATCGCGCAAAGAGAAAAAACTCTATCAGTCTTGCCATATTTTACATAAACAAGGCAAATATTACATTGTTCATTTTAAAGAACTATTTGCACTGGACGGTAAACATGCAAATCTTACCGTAAATGATGTTCAGAGACGAAATCGTATTGTTCGTTTACTTGCCGATTGGGGACTTATTACCGTTCTAAATCAAGATAAAGTTTCTGATATTGCACCTCTGAACCAAATTAAAGTTCTTGCATATAAGGATAAAGGTGATTGGATTCTAGAACAAAAGTATAACATCGGTAAAAAAGGAAAAGCAGTAGAAACCGAATAAATAGTTGAGTGCCATTCGTGCGGCACTCTACAAAAGTCGGAACACCCTAAAAAGAGGTTCGGTTTTACCGATAC